GATTTCCATGTTGCCCACCGAGTACTTGCTCTTGACGAACTCGCCGAACGAGGCATCGGTCAGGATGGGCATCCAGAAGTCCTTGCTATCGGTGTCATTCATGCGGAACTTCTTGTCCTCCACCTCACCGGTCTTGGAGTCCACGCGGGAGTACCATCCGTTGGACGGCTTCACCACATGCCCCGACTCAATCGCCATGTCAAGCAGACCGCTCCAGCGACTCAAGCCATCGTCAAACGATACCGAGATCGGAATCTTGGAACGCTCCTTCACATAGCGGGACTTCTCCACATTGATGATGAAGTTGTAACCCGTGACCTCCGTGCCGTCCTTCTCCTGCTGCCGACCGAGGATGAAGATGGTGTCGGCGGAGTAGTAGGAGCCGGTGCCGCCACCGACCACATCCTTGGCATACAACTCCATGGTCTTGTAGGTGTGGTTCACCACGACCATCGGGATGTCCTTGAGGGTCAGGTGCGGCGTGACCATGCGGAACAGCGACTTGATCTGCTTCGCACGGGTCATGTCAGCGACCGCCTTCTGGTCAAGTGCGTCCTCCACTTCCTTCTTGGAGGCGAGATTGCCGATGGAGTCAATAATGATCATGACCCGCTCGCCACGCTCAATGTCCTTCAACTGGTTCATGATGTCAAACTTGAGTTCCTCCACATCCTTGACGGGGGTATGGATGACCCGCTTCATGTCAATGCCGAAGGTCTCAAAGTAGTTGATGGGCGTGCCAAACTCCGAGTCGTAGAACAGCATCACGGCATCCTCGTACTTGTCAAGGTACGCCTTCGCCATGAGCAGGGAGAACAGGCTCTTGAAGTGCTTGCTCGGTCCCGCCCACATGGTGATGCCGGGGACGAAGCCACCGTCAAGCCGCCCAGAGAGGGCGACATTGATGGCAGGAACCGATGTTGTGATCATGTCCTTCTTGTTGAAGAACTTGGATGAGAAGAGAATCTCCGTGTCCTTGATGGTGGAGTTCTTCTTCAGTTTCTGGATCAGACTCATGGTGTAAACCTCACTGGTGTTATGTAGGTGGACTCAGGGCAACGCTTCGGGCTTGTCAAACGGATCCACTCCATATTCGCAGACATCCTCAAAGGTCTGGTACTGGAAGCCGGTTGACTTGATTGTCTTTAGGATCTCGCTCAACTCCTCGCGCACCACATACAGGCGTGCGTGCGTACCCGCGTGCGCGGGCGCGTCCGCGTGCGGGCGGATGTCGTGCATGACGAGGCTGATGCCCTTCATGGCCTTGGCGGTGTCCGCAAGACCCGCAAGCACTCCCTGCAACTTGCCCCTGCGGATGCGGTGCTCGCGGGTGTCTTCCGAACCCTTGAGCCGGTCCGGCTTGAAGTACATGCGGTCGCCTTGGTAGTAGTGGCTCTCGTTGCCGGGTCGGACATAGCAGAACATGGGGCAGACCCGACGATAGAGTTCCTCGTCAAAGCGGGAGAGGGGGAAGGCGAAGTGGGTCGGCTTGAAGCCAGCCCCCGCCATGTCCTCCATCGCAGGGAGAACCTCGTCCTCAATGTAGCGGTCCACATCGTACATGCGGGCATACGACAGGGCATCGCGGTGGGTCTTGCCGTGGCATCCGATCACATGCCCGTCCGAGCGGAGGTCAGAGAGCATGTCCAAGTCCTTGTCGGTGAGCAGGTGGAACGAGTCCACATAGAACACGGCTTTGGCCTTGTGCTCCGTGAACAGGTCTCTTGCGACATGCCAGTTGGAGACCGAGTGGTCATCAAAGCAGAGGTGTACATGCGGGTACTGAACCTTCTTCTCCTCTGCGAGGAACGAGACGAACTTTTGTGCTGTCATGGTCTTGCCTTCATGGGTATTTAGGGTCAGGCGAACAATCCGTCAAGGCTGCTGGTCTCCTCAACCTTCCATCCGATGGTGTCCAGAATGTTCTTGAGAGGGTCAATGAACGCCTTCTCAAACTGGGTGTCGTAGTCAATGTGCGGAAGCAAGCCGAACTCCTCCGGCAACTTGTAGGGGAAAGAGATGACCCTCTGACGGACGGGGTTCGGCTCCTTCAGGTAGACGAACTTCACCTTCTCGCCGTCACGCACGGGCTGGAACGACTTGAGCAGGGACTTCGCCTTGATCCAATGGTTGTAGATGAGAGCACCCTTGATGGCGATGGGTGTCGCCTTCTTGTAGATGCTTGCGGAGTCATGGTACTTGTCCATGTAGGAGCAGCCACGGGGAAACGCCACGCTCTCCACGGGCAGGTGGGAGAACTCCTCGCGGAAGGTCGCCACGAAGCCACGGAGGGTCGGCTCGTCCTGCGTCATGATGATGCGAATGGCTTCCTTCAACTTCTTCCTTACGATGAGCGGGGTGGACGATCGTGCCGTCTCAATGCCCATGATCTTCAGGTCTGGTTCCTTGACATAGACATTGTCCTCGCCGAGATGCACCGCGAGCATGTATCTCTTCTTCGCTGTCCAGATGCCCTTGGCCGAGATGCACTCCCGCTTCATGGACATCTTGTTGTCGTATGCGTTCATCCTCTCGGCGAGGTCGGCATACCACCGGTTGATTTTGGGGAGTATAACATCCGTGCAGCACTTGTCAAGGAACAGGATGGTCTCCTTGGTGGGCTTGGTTCCCAACATCTTGTCCACAAGACACCCCATCTTGAGGTAGACAGAGTCAGTGTCGGAGGCGATTACAAAATCCTCAGTGACCCCGCACACTTTACTCAGGAGAGCGTTCAATCTGTCTTCCACCCACCGGATGCTGAACTGACCCGACACCGTGATGGCTTCCGCCATGTCAAGGTTGTAGTAGCGGCAATACTGGTTGCCCAACGCACCGAACGCGGAGTTCAGTTGGACCTTGCGGACCATCTGGAAGTTGTTGTATTTGGCAATGTCCTTCTTCGCCTGCTCCACCTGCTCAGGCGTGGCATTGGGGTTGTTCTTGAGCCAGCCCTTGACCTCAAGCATCTTCTTCTTGAACACCTTTCGCTGGTCGTACATGGTGTCCATGAGTTCGGGCAGGAAGCCGCGGATGTCCCTGCGATACATGGTGCCGTTGGCGGCGACCGACAGGTTCCGTTCCTTTGCCTTTCGCAGTTCCCCCTCAAGGGTCTCGTTCTTGCAGGAGATTAGGTCATCAACGGAGATGCCCTTGACCCTCTCCTTGACCAGCGTCTCGGGGCTGAGGTTGTACTGCATGATGAGGTGGGGGTAGAGGCTGTCAAGGTCAAACGATGCGACCCAGTCGTGGCTCCCGACCTGCGGCTCCTTTACATACGCACCCTCAAACTTGTCATCCTTGTCCGCCGACTCCTTGGGCGGGATGGTGACATGCTTGGTCCGCAGGTAGTTGTAGATGATGCTGTCCCACATGCGGACCTGCGTGAACACATCGCCGAAGTTCCCCCGTGCGGAGTAGGCCAAGCCGTGAGCCAGTTCCAGCAGCCGCAACTTGTCCTCCAACTTGACCACCAGCAGGACATCGCGGATGTTGTACTCCACGAACCGCTGGAAGTCCTTGCGGTAGAACTCGGTGATGCTGGAGTAGTCATCATAGGACATCTTGCCCTCGCCCAGTTCCTGCGAGGCGATGAACTCCAACTTGTATGACTCTTGGTTGATGAAGGTGAACTTCTTGTATAGGTCAATGTAGTCAAGGATGGCGATGCCGTTGATGTAGTAGGCGATGCTCGCCTGTCCCAGTGAGTTGACCGCACCCTTGCGTTCGCGGACATCCTGCCATGGGGACATCCTCTGTGCCACCTTGCGACCGAGCACACGCTCCATCCGGCGATAGAGGTACGGGACATCAAAGAACACCACATTCCATCCGGTGAGGATGTCGGGGTCCAGTTCCTCCCACAGGTCCAAGAACGCAGAGAGCAACTTTGCCTCGTCGGTGAAGCACTCATACTTCACCTCGTCCGAATGGAACTGCCCCAACGCCAGCACATGAGTCTTGCCCTTCATGTGGACGGTGATGGCGTTGATGCGTTCCTCGGGGTCATCCATGCTCGGGAACCCGTCCTCGCTCTCGCACTCAATGTCTATGAAAGCGACACGGATGAGCGACGAGTCGTACTCAAGTTCGCCCTCGCTGCCGTAGGTCTCCGCGATGAACTGGTACTGCGGGTCAATCTGCCCGTAGATGCGGAAGCCCTCCACATCGGAATACTT